GCCAATGCCGCCGGCCGTATAATCTTCAGTGACAATATCAAGATCCGGCAAGACGCCCGTTTGGACCTTCCCGGCCATACCAACCCCGTCAATAAAGGCTGTAAAGTCGCGGACTGTTTTAGGTAATGCAGCCATGAATAGCTCCTTAGATAAGTGAAATTGTGTGCGGCTTAGCCAGCCACACTAAGAACATTGTTTACGAGCTCATCGTAATAGCCGTCATTACGATACAGCGTGAAAGTGAGCCTCTCCAAAGGCGCAGCCGGCTCTAAATCGAAATCGACATAAAGCCGTCCGGACTTGAGGACTTCCGCCGTATTCAACTCCGGATTGAGTGAGGCTTCGCCGCCAAGAATAGCCCCGCGACTGCGAAGCTCGCGCAGATAGGCATTGACGGAGTCAATGATATCGAGCGCCAACTGTGATGACAGGGGTCGATCAATGGCCCAGTCATGCGCCCGCTCTACAGCCTCTGACACGGCATCCATCGTTCGGCGGACGGAAATAAACGCGGTGAGAGGATCTTGCCCGGTGCCGCGATTGCCCCACAAACGGAAACCGTCACGGCGAATGATGACCGCAATATTGTCGGCATTCAGAGTGTTAGATTGCCCGTCTGAATCTTGAGGTCTGTGCTCGATAATGCGGGACATACCGACAACGCCTGCCAAGACTTTATTAGAAGGACTTAACCAGAAGCCTCTGGAAGCCATACCACCTGCGACCAGGCTAGAAGCGAAGTTTGGCACCGGCAGCCCAGTGTCCTCGTCAGACACCAGCACACGCGGATCCACAAATAATATGCGATCTGACCCACACTCATCAGCCGCTACCTTCGCAGCAACATCTGTAGTGTTCGGCCCATCCACGACTGAAGTCGCGCGCAACTTACCGAGCACCGCCTTCAACTCTGCAACAACCGGATTGGCCGCATCACCGGGCCGTTGATGTGTAAAGCCGGGCGCAATCAAAATGCGCGGAGCAACTCCGGTATGCGCCTCTGACAGAAGGAATGCGTGAACGCCGGTATTTGACGCGGCCTGACCCTTGACCTTAGCCAGCGTCGCAGTTTCATCCGCACCTTCATCAACGCGAACGACAACCACTGTGCCGCCTCCATTTTTATAGATCGCGTTCACCTGGTCCAGCAAAGTTCCCGTCACACCCAAAGCCAAAGCAGCGGTTGGATTTGAAATTGAAACAGGCGTATCGAGCGGAAACTTAGCCGCATCAGCAGCCGGTGCTGTGCCGATCACCCCGATAATAGAGAAGCGCGGCGTCTGAATTGGCCGTGTTCCGTCGAGAACTTCGACAACTTCAACCCCGTGAATAAATTCCGTCATGATGACTCCTTAAATATTAAATCTGACTTAGACGCCCGGCAGGCCTTCACCCCACCCTGACGCCACACATGTTAAGCTGGTAGAGAACTGCCTTGTGAGAGGATGTCGGCAACGCCGGTTGAGCGCTCACCCATTTCCTGCAGGACGACGGCAAAGCCTTTCAGCCCTGCGGTAAGTTTCACATCACCGGACTGAACATCGGAGAGGAAGCCCTGCGCCAGTTCAGGAAATGTCTCACGGCCTTTCTCTGTCGGGATCAGCGCGTCGAGTGTTCCGAAGAATTTCGTTTTGAAGCCGGGGAAGGTCGTCTCCGCGTCCAACGCTACGACCAAAGCCAACAATGCGACTGCGCTCAATTGCGAAACATCGGCGGCGGTACCGAGAATGCTTTCCGTGTCGCCGACATGGTGCGCGATGTCAGAACGCACACGCTGGCGCGTTTGCAATGCCGCCTTTTGTGCAAGACCTTCGGCCCAGATTGCTTCGCCGTCTTTCATTTTCAGAACGCCGGATTTATCGAAAGGCATACCGTTCAGCAGGATGGTTTCCCTCACGGTCTCATCGATGTCAGCGGCTTCCGTGGCGGCGCGTGACGTGCTCGTGTCTTTTTTTGGCATGACAGCCTCCTGATTTTAGTTGGTTGTGAAGTTTGCGGACAAGCCGGGCAGCGCATTCGGATCCCCGGCTGCGGGAACGCCCGCGATGACATGCCCGCTCGCGGTTGAGTCGATGACCGTGTTGACGACTTCCAAATGCCCGGACTTGGAATTGAACAGCGGCGCGCCGGTGGCGGCAGCGGTGCGGGTGATCGTGAAATTATTACTCGAGACCAAGAGGTCGCCGACAACCGTGATCGGACTCACATTTGGTTTGTGATTGTCGAGCTCGATATCCACGTCGATCACCGAAAGGACGATGCTGCCCTGCGCGTAAATCCCGCCCGGACGTGTTGCCTGATTTGGATCATCCTTGAGCACAAATTTGGCGTCAGATGTGAAACCGCGCAGGGTCACCGAATATGGCGCGCCGCGCAGATCAATGGACGTGTCCACATTTATAACGCCGTAAGCATAGATCTCGAACGCTTGACCGGCACGCGCCTTGGCCCATGCCCCCGCCCACGTTTTGACGGCGCGTGCGAGAACCAAACCGTCATTCGTGTCGTCACCGTTCACCGGGTCCAAATAAATCCGAACCCGCTGGTCTGTGCTGACAGCGGCAATGGCATTCGCGGTCGCAGTATTTGCGGCATCCCGCGAGCTGTTCAGTTGCGCAATTTTTGCATCATGGTCCGCCGTATAGGCAGTCAATGTCTGGTTAAGTGTGTCCAAATCGCTCATGATCTAAGAGCCTCCAGTTGTGAGTAGGTCGATTTTTAAGGCGTTGTGGGCGGCCATCATTTGCGCGGTCAGAGCGACAAGACGGACTTCGGCCACTTTTTCGTTCACGTAGTTTTGGGACGCCATGACGATGGCGGGATCCACCTTGAGTGTGACGACGCTCGCGTTGCTGTGTTGGACATACATCCTGATTTGCATGTCCTTGGCGCTGCCACTGGTGAGCACCGGCTTAAAACTGTCCGGCAAATTACCGATGGCAATCAGCGTTCCGGCGTCATTGAAAAGCCCGACCTCCCGGACAGTCCAGCCGCCATCCTCCGGCGGGATGCGAGTCTCGCATTCCAGCACTGTGTTGTCGCTGGCCGAGCGGGCAAGCCGGGTCAGCGCGCCGCGCCAACGCTCGTTGCGAAGGGCCGTCATGGTTTGCAATGGCAAGCCTGTGCCGTCGCCAACCGCAATCTCTGCAATGTCCACACCGGATCCGGCGAGCGCAGCATTGGTGAGCGCGGCCAGCCCGGCATTCGTCAACACCGTGTAAAAATCAGACATAGGTCTCTCCCGTTGTCAGAGTTTCGGCGAGCTGCACGGTGACTGCGAAATTCAAAGGTGAAAGCGCGACCGGCACATCCGAAAACCAAGGTTGAATATCGATGCGCTCACCCGACACAGCGGCGGCAGCGAAGACGGTCTCGCTTTTCATCGTCAGATAAATCCGAAGGCGCTCGAGCCAGCTTCGCGCTGATTTGCAGCGCTCGATGGTCAGGGAAATCAACGCGACCTCTGCTTCTGTCAGCGGTCGTCCCTCAAGAATAATGTCAGCGCGGAATGTGAACGGATCGCCGCCATGTTCGAACCAGCGGGAAATCTGCACACCCAAATCCAATGCGGCCAGCGCTTTGCGCATCGCGCCAATGGTGCCGCGCTGCCGGTGAACCGAAATTGCCGATCGGATGACGGCACGTTTGCGCTCCGGCGTCCAATCATCATCCCAAACAACAACGGCGAAGGACCATGCGAGCCACGGGAGAAGCTCCGCCGGGCATTCCTCCACGTCCCAAACATTGGCGAAACTCTGCGCAGGAGAGAATGCGGCCAGCGCACCCGCCTCGATGGCGAGTTCCAAATTTGTGGCATTGGGCGGCAGAAGGCTCATATGCCGCCTCCCGTGGTTGCGAGAGAGATGCTCGCGGCGCGCGGCGCGTCGAGGCCTTTTGCAGAAATGTCTCCGGAAGGGAGCGTCAGCGCGACATTTTCAACACCCTCGACGACGAGAGCCGAACTCAATAATGCGCGCGCCACGCTTCCACCCATTCGAAACTGTGAGTCGGCAAAGGCCTCAACAGCGGCTTGAGCCGCGTCCAAGGCTTGTAACTGCCCAAGCCCCGGCGCGAGGGTGAGCGTAGCCGTGATGTCGTAATCGGTAATCGTAGGAGCCAAAATGCTCACGAGGTCCGTGTCCGGCACGACATCTTCATTCAATGCGGCCGCAATTGCGGTTTGCGTTTCAGCAAAGGCAGCGGGCGTGTTCAGATCTTCGTTCAAAACGTAAATGTGAACCTCGCCGGGCGGGACCGAGGCATCCGTTTTTCGGGTCAGCACACGCAAATCGCGCAGATCGGGAACAGCCTCATCAACAAGGAACTCATAGGCCGCAATTGGGCCGGCGACGGAGAAGGCAAAATGGGAGCGGCGGATCCGCAGGCGGAACGGCTCATCCGTCTCGCCCGGATTGCGGGTCAAGGGGATCATGGCCGCGTGATGGTCAAGCTGCGTCCCGACCGCAGTCGCCAGAAGCCCGGCGCGCACAGTCTGGTTGGAGGCACTTTTGCAGAGCAAGGCGAGATAGGCATTTTCCTGAAGGAGTTTACGGACCGGGTCGCTCTCCAACTGGATCACGTCCTCATATTCCGGTGCATCGATCAGGAAACGTGCAATCG